TAGTTCCGTTTATAAGCTTAAGAGCTGTAACTATCTCGTCTATAATCTGTCTACGCTTACTACTCATCAATCATCCACATCGTATTGAACTGTTAACATAATTTCGCCTAGCCCATAAGGATCTAATAGTCCAGAATCTGTGTCGATAGATGAGATCTCAGCAGATATAATTTTATGACTCTGTGCATATTTAATACGCTCTAAAACGTGCGTAACATCATCTACTATATCCTCTAGTTTATAAAGGCTATTTTCCTCATAAGCATAGACTCTAATCATTATAGTCATAAAAGCCTCTGTATTAGTCTTAGAGTTATACCTATAGGTCTCCTCACCTGCCTGAATATAGATACTAGGAAAATCATTTATCTGATCTATATATTTTAATCCTTTATACACATTTTGGGAAAGATTAGTTTTAAAAGTATAACCAGTAGCACTTGTGGTACCGTCTATAGTTTTTAATTGAGTAACCAGAAAGTTGATAACGTCTCTACGTCTACTAGTAGTCATTAGGGGCTCTGGTTAGCTTTGACAAGATTAAAGCGTTTACCAAAAAGAGATCTAGTTACTGAATTAAGAGAACTACCAATAAGGTCTTTAGGATTTCTAGAAGTAGCCTCGTGTATCCAATAACGAGGATCATAGTAGTACTGCATAGCCATTGATCTCATATCCGCTATTACCTGTAAACTATCAACAAATCTACCTGTTCTATAAGTTAAGACACGAGTAGACTTAGGAGATCCTCCGACAGGACCTATAGGCATACGACGTAGCATCTCGCGTTTTGTAAGAGCAGTAATTGTGTCATCTGTGACGAAGTCACCTATAGAAGATAATTTTTTTCTAGTCTCTCTTAGCAAATTTCTAACAATACCTATTCTGCTATCAAAAGCTGCTTTATTAATACGCGGTACATAACTAGACGGATATTTCGCATTCCCAATAGGTATTGACCCTCCAGAAGGTACTATAATTTGAGTATTTACAGTAGGATTGGGAGGAACTTGTAATAAACCTTTTAAATCAGAATCTTTTATTATTTTATCTACCGAATCCTGTGCTTTAGCTTTAAGAGCTTGTTGTAATCTAGCTAGAATACGTGACTCAAAAGTTGTAGTATATGCAACGTACAAACTAGAGCTATTTATTTTTAATTTTGTATTTTCTACCTTAAAACTTTCTGGTAAATAAGCTGAATATGATTTTACAATTCCCGCAGATCTTATTATATACTGCATCCATAGATTTTGACCTTTAGCTCTCATTTGTTTAGCTGCAGCAGAATTTTTAAAATAATTTATAGCAGCATCATTACCAGAATACTCGCCTGTAATAGCAAGATGTATTTTATCTTTTGTTCTATTAAAAAAATTTTGTACAGTTCGTTTAGTAGATCTTATATCTCCAGTCTGCGCTCCAGTAACAACAGGTATGACTAATCCAGAGCCTTCTGGTAAAATACCTCCTAATAAACTTTTTAGATTTATTTGCCTGCGTGTCAAACCTCTTGGAGTTTTTCTTTGAATAGAAAGAGAATCATTACTGCTGCCTAGTAAATCTATATTAAAAGATCCTTTAACTTCTATTCCACCTATAGTTTGTAATAAAGAAGCTCTTCTGACAGGATCTGTTTCTTTAGCTGCTGCATCATTAAAAGCTTTCTGTACATTTTCAAAAGATGCAGACTCTAATGATGCTATATTTTGTCTTAAAGCAGAAATAAAACTAATAATAGTATCTCTATTACTATAATCTTCTCCAGGAGGTATTAATTTATCTAAATCTGCAAGTGTAACAGGTATATCCGGTCTAGTATCGGAACTAGAAGCTCTAGGTTGTATGTTACCAAATATTTGTCCTACATAAGTTTCAAATGCTTTTGCATATAATGATTCTTGATTTTTTGCTAATTTATTATCTCGAGCAAAAAAAGAATTTATTTCTTTTTGAAATTCAGTATTTTCTATGAAAAAAGCAACATCTTTTTTTACCATTACATTATAATCCTATAGAGATCTAACACACGACGAATGTGTGGAGCAAATCCGCCAGTAAATTCAAAGGCAGACATAGATTCTCCTTGTAGGGAAACAGATCTATTCTCAAGTCCCTTGTGTAGTTCTTTAATATAATCTAGGGTAACAAGTTTTACATCACTAGGAACTGTATCATATCCACCATTATATGTTACCTTGACTCCGCGTGTAAAATTATTAAACTTTTTAGGTCCTAGGATGCTTAAGGTTTCTCTACCAGTATCTTGTCCAACATGTTTAGTTATCTCTCCCGTTTCGCTATACCAAGTATACTGTTCTTTATTAGTAGAAGAGTCATAGGTTGTAGTAGCATCTTTTGCACCGTTAAAGTGTAATAAGAGAGAAGTATTGGAGTCCGTAGAGAAAGAGTGATTCTGAGGAGTAAAATTAGCATTAGCCCTAAAAGAATTAAGAGATATTCTTATCTCATCTAGTTGTCCTGCAAAATATTGCTTATCTGTTAAATTTTGTCTGCCTATTTCAAGTGGGGCAGATAAGTTATTAAAGGTATTTGAAACAGTAACTACAGGACTAACTAAGGAACCCCCTCTGAAAACTCTGCACTCGTTATTTTCATCACGAGAAAATAACACATGAACATATTGATTAGAAGTATATCCGCTAGTAGATCCATCAGATACGTAAGCTATTTCAGTTCCGCCTTGAACAGCCTCAAAAGTTAAGCCTTGAGTATTATTGTATGCAAACTTCCAATAGTTATTTGTGTTTTCTGCTTGAGAGAATAATGTCTGAGAGGATACAAATGAATTAAAACGAAAATATCCTTCTAGAGCAAACGGTTGGCTATCAAACCAAAACTCATCACTGTCTGTAACAGATATAAATCCACCGGTCCCATTCAGTTGTCCAGAAGAAATACCGTATTTAATTTGACGGGTTTGTAAACTAAATCCTGTATTTGCAGTAACTGTTTTAGTTCTATTAATACCATCTACTATAGTTCCATCAATATTTGGACCGTCTAAAACTTGGTACTGCACACCATCATGTTCTAAAACTTGATGCACATTATTTAGAGGTATATTTTTAACAAAGATACTTGAAGTGCCACCATCAAATAATTCAGTATAGGTGTTTGAAGAAAACTGTCTACCACAATAACTTTCAATTACTGAACAGCCGTATGTAATCAAATTTGATAGTCTACTATCGTGATCTGAACTATTTATTTTAAGATAATTTTTTATTTCGGCTAGGGTTACGTAATTTGCCATATTTTCCTCTAAAAAAAAGAGGTAGCCATTATCTCTAACAGCTACCTCTCATTTGATTATCAGTAGACTAATCTTATGAAATTAGTGCTGATACGGTTTCAACTGTGTTACCAGTGTTCGATCCACCACTCTGACTTGCAATTACTTGAACTGCTTTTAGAGTAGCATTTGCACCAGTAAAATAAGCGTTTGAAGAGGCGTTTAGCACACTGAAACGTACATTAGCTGCTGCCACTGCATTAGAACGAATTCCACGATCTGTAGCTGATGCGTCGCAACGATCTACTACTAGAGCTACTAGAGCTTGGTTATCAATAGCGAAATCGCCATTGGTAAAAGTTACTCCGTTGAACTTTACAGTACCTGTAGCACCATTAGTAATAAACACACTACGACCAGTGCTCGCTGCAACCCCGCTGTTTCCACGTAGTGTTAAGTTACGGAAAACATTGGTATTTGCTGATGCTGAACCTAGCACTAGGTTAGCTAGTACTACGTCTTCTGTGTTACCAATACCTTCGAATGTTAAACTATCTGTGTTGATAGTTCCTATTTCATAGACTCCAGGTAGGAATCTAATAGTTGATCCGAAATTAAGAGCATGTGATGGAATTTCATCATATGACTTATACTGAGCATTATAGCTTAGTTCGGTGTCAACAACATGTAGGAATTTTTGTCCGGCTCCTGCCATTTTATTTTCTCCTTGTAGGTAGTAGGCAGTATCTCTACTGCCTACTCCTTAACTAGCTAACTTATGCTCCAGAGCGAATTAGCGATGCCATTGAGTACTTGGTTGCGTCAAGGGCAGCGTTGTTGTTAGTAGTTAGTGCCTTCATATCTAAGCGAGTGCTCATATAGATTGCAGTTACCTGACGACGTGGATCGTATTCACTCTCAATCTCCATTGCACGACGCTCAGCTACTAGGAAACCTGGCTTGTAGACAAGCAGACCGATGTGACGATTTGCTCCGCCTACTACGTCTAGGAACTCAGTGATCATCACTGGAATTCCATAAACAGCACCTAGTGCACCGGTTAGATAGGTCGCATTTGGACCGAACTTATCAACGGTACGGAAGTCTGAGTTAGATACTAGCTCGTTATATCCTTCGATAGTTGTTAGAAATACTAGGTGATCTCCAAGCTGTAGACCGTACTTACCTAGAAGTGCACGGGCACTTGCAATGTTAGTAGGCGCAGCCTTGGTTGAGTTACCTCCGGTTTGAACTAATAGACCAGCGATATCGTTAGTGAGGGTTGCAATACCTTTGAATACTGCTGCATAACCAGTTCCTGCTGTGATAGCATTAGTTGGTGAGGCAGTAAATCCGCTTAGGGATCCATCACCGCGTAGTAGTGCCTTATCAATTGCACGACCCATACGACGCATAGAAGCGGTACGTAGGAAGTCTAGTAGAGGAAGAATTGTATCCTCTTCTTCGTCCTTGGCTAGGTGAGTTGTAGCCATGAACTTGTGTGGTGTGAAATCAACAGACTTGATAGTGTGTTGATTTGATGTTGGCACGTTTGTTGAGTCAGCGATACCTGTTGTATAGGTTCCGCTTGCAAACTGTGCTACATCACCGTCAGTGTCCTCATCAGCAACCGGAATGCGGAAAGTCTTTGCGTCTACTGACATACGGCGTAGCATTTTTGCTACTACTAGTTCCTGCTGTAGCTCTGTGTATACGTCAGCGCTAAAGTTCGATAGGAACTGATCTACAGTAGTTACGGCCTTCATACGAGCGCCGAACTTAGTGTCGAATACTGATTCCTTACGTAGTGCCTTAGATAGTAGATAGGCATTTGCTAGTTCACGCTGAGTGAACTGGGAGCCACGAGACTGCTCCTGGAATAGCATTTTGCTGTTCTGTAAAGCAGCAATTTCGTCTTTGTACTTCTTGATCTGAGCCTGTAGTTCAGCAGCTTTTTCGGTTTCACGAGGAGTATACTCTCCGTTCTTGTCCTTTGCGTCTGCTTCTTTAACGATAGCTTCACCAGTCTTTTCAACTAGCTCAGCAACACGAGGCTCGGCAACTTTAACTGGGGTGGTAACCTCAGTCTTAGTTTCAGCGGTAGAACCAATAACAACTGGTTCGTCAACAGCCTGAGTAGCCATATTTAATTTCTCCTTTGTTTGAGCTTCTAAATGACCGTGAAGCTGTAGCATTAAACCATGCATAGAATCTTCACTGTGCTCAATTTCTTTCAATTTAATAATTACTTGACAAATTCTATTTGCAACTAGGAAATCAGAATCAGTCCAGTTAGTTTTGTTTGATACTATATTAATTGTTTTATTAAGTTTTTCTTGTAGTGATGGGTGGTTTTCAATTTTATCATTTGTTTTAAGATCATATAGATCTTTTTCTGTTGAATTGATTAGTGATTTAAATTGTGTATAGATTTGTTGTTTGTTATTTTCATCTAGGTTGAGTTCTTCGATCTCTGCTAGTTGAATATCAAATTTTGAACCTACATCCCATATATTTAACACCTCTAGGGAAGTAGCGTCAATGTTTAAAATTTTATCAAGATGCTGTCCCTGTAAATCCACTTGTTTAAACTGGAAAGTTGGACTATCAGATGTTGCAATTTTTGTAACAACGTATCTAGCACCATCTAGCTGCACAAACTGACCATTTTTAAGTAGGTTAGTATCTGCGCTTAGTAGATTTACAAAAGGAATAGGTTCATACGGATCTTCTTCCGGCTCTTCAGCTTCAAGATCTTTATCTATATTTTTTTCAACTATAGAAGTAGTCACAGATTCTTCTGTTGACATAACATACATACTATTTCCATTCTCTTCTTCCTCATCTTCTTCTCTAGAATGAACAGCCGTAGTTAATATTCTGTGAGTGTGTCCCTCCATGGCTTGAATCTGTCCATTTAAAATCTGGTGAACATGTTCACGAGAGTCGGAACCATAGATAGTCATACCATCGTCAGTATCTCCCATTTGGAAGATATGATAGTGACCCATATCTCTAGTAGTAATACCAATTCTATGTGGGCCTTCGTTCTCTAAAATAGCTTTTTCTTCCGTGGACATAGAAGCCTGTATTTCTTTGGACTCTTTTTCATCTTCTACATTTGCACTAGCAACAGGAAATGATTTTTTAAAGCTCTCATAGTCTTCAGAGTTTTCAAAACTTTTTCTAACTGAAAATAAACTTTCTTGATTAGCAGGTACACTAACTACACTAATTTCTAGTAGTTCTACTTCTGAGATTACAAAAGTGTCAGAAGATTTATCATGTTTACCGTCTTTAACTAGGAACCCCACACTAAAGCTTTTTAAAGCTCCATCTTTGATTAGACTATGAATTCCGTGTAGTTTTTCTGCTGCCTCACTTACTGAAGCTTCAATAAACATACCCTTTTTATCTACCGTAACTTTGCTTACGCGACCGATCGGGTTATCATGCTTGTGCTGGTAAAGTAAAACAGGATTCTTACGAAACCTGTCAATGCCTTTAGCCCAAGCTGAGGGAAGTACGATGTCTCCAGCTCTGTCTTTATCTACAGTGTTAGCATAACCAGCAATTTTTAAAGAACTGCTACCAGCTTTTTTCTCAACACTGTCGGACTCAAACGAAGCGTTTACATAGAATTTTTTATCCATTAGTTGGTCCTTGTGTATTGTCTACTTCTGTAACCATAGGAGGTTCAATTGTGTTTTCCTCGGCAGGTCTACCACCAGTAGCAGGATTAGTCGCACTTCCGGTTATATTCTGAGGAATTCTAATCTTATCCATGTCTGGATCTAGAGAGCGACCAATTCTTAAACCTTCTCTAGCCTCGTTAGGTGTTATTATACCTGTATTAACTAGAGTAGAGTAATACATTGCCTGTGTTCTGTTATCCGGTTGTAGAGCACCGATAGAATACCTATCGGGGTATATTTTTACATCACCCGCAAAAAATAACTGAAACGCACTGCAAAAACTTGTTAATATGGGTAAAACGGTATGATTGTAAAGCAATTTCTCATTTACATCAATGTTAGCATTATTACCACTTTTTAGCAAGACATATGGTACTCCTAGAGCCTTACACATATCTTGTTGTAATCTATCAACTGAGGCCTCAAAATCAAGCTCTCTGAAATTGACACTACTAAATTTTTCTATTTTTAGACCGCCGTCTAGAATAGCGGGACTTCTAGCTCCTTGAAATATATTTGAATAGGTATTTCTCCAAGCCTCTAAAAGTCTTTCTTTAACCTTTTGACTTAACACCGAGTCAGTCTGAAGTACCATACCTGGTATAGCATTATTTTTAAAGAACTGTCTCTGAAAATCTGTAAGAGCAAAATAAAGTTCGATAAGTCTTCTTAAAGGCTTTAATTTAGAAGTTCCTCTAAAAATCGAATCTTCATTATCTGATTTTACATGGATAATCTCGTCTGGGTCAAAGTTTATATTATTAACTTTTGGCTTATCAAAACCATGTAGTACAGAACCACTTCGTAATTGATATTGATATTTTTTAACAAAAGTTTTTTCATCAGGTTGAATGGCAACTTCATTAGCAGGCAACACATATAGAGATGACCCATCATAATAGAAGAAACAGTTACCATCTAACATATAGTCTAAGAAAGCTCTACGAAATAGACGATCTCTGTCTTCAAATGGATTAGGATTTAGATTAAGTAGCTTATTAGTTTTCTTAGGTGCGGCTCCGCCTTCGACAACAAAAGGTACATTTGAGCACGCGCCAACAATAATGTCTACGGCACGACGAATAACTTCTACATCTCGAAACGCTCTCTCAAAATCAACGATTGTTTCGGGAGTTTGATAACCAGCGTCTCTAGCAATTGAAGACTGAACAGGATTTAGCTTTTCAGATAGCCAACTTCTTGTTTTATTGATAAATGAGTCACTCAAATTTATACCTCATTCGATATGGTATCAGTCATGCGTAAGATTGTCTAAACTTTTTTATTTACAGTTCTCATCCATAGATACTAACTTTGTTTTTAGTATGGGTATAAATAGCATATCTAAGAGCGTCACAGCAGTGAGAAGACCAATCGTGTAGAGGTTTCTGTAACTCACCTCTATCTTTCCAACGATAAGCGCACATGGACTGATAGGTTCTAGGAGCCTGAATGTTAAAAACCAGTCTATTTTGTTCTAAAAGAGCTTGAAGATGAGCGATACCTTCATTTTGATATTTATTAGCATTTTCACAATAAATATCATATTCATAAGCAAGGTCTGCTCGCATTTGCTGAGCAGCGCTATCTATGTATATGGAGCTAACACCCCAGTTATCAATTAGCTCTCTAAAATGTTGAGCATGTGTGGAAGTAGTAGATTCTTTACTAACGTACTCATCTACCACGTAATATCTCTCTCCGTCCGTGGCTATAACTAAAAACACGGTTTCGTCTCTGTATCCAATATCTAAACCGCCAATGAAATCAAAACGGCTGTCTCTAGGTTGAATCTCTGATAAGTCGTGTAAGTGTCTAGTCTCGTCAACTGAATAGATCTGACCTTCAAAGGTAGACCACTCACATTCATATTCTTGTCTAAAAAGTTGAAGAGACATAATGCTTTTAGCTTCTTCAATATCAGTTAGAGAAAGTTTGGGATTAGATCTCCAAGTATAAAGAGAACTACCCCACTCAGGATAACGCTCATCAGACCCGCGGTTGAAATATCCAAAAATGTAATTGTTTCTTCCCCTTGGGGTAGTAATAAAAAGAGCCCTAGAATCGTTAAAAGTGGAAAGAGCAGGACGTAAATCTCTGGTAAAATATTCATCATCATCTATAACAGCTGCCTCATCTACAATTAGAAAATTAGCTGCACGGCCTACTAAAGAGTCTCTATTGTTTGCAGATAAGAGTCTAAAAGTAGACCCATTTATTAGTTTAATAACTTTATCTTTTTGATTAAAACGATCACACTCTATCTTTAACTCTTGAATTAAATCAGTAACATAGTCCCATATGATGGAACTAAGAGTAAAATTTGGTGCAACAACAATTACTTGCTGATTAGGTTCTAATAGTTTAGCTAACGCAAGTATTGATGCTCCAAAGCTTTTACCAGTACGACGAGCGGCAATATGCACCCAGAAACGATGTTTTTCAAGACCCTTATAGAGTCCCCACTGTGAGTCATTAAATATTACTTTTTCATCTCTAGAATATCTAGAGGGTATTTTTTCGAGTAACTTTTGAATATTAAGCTTAAAAAACGACATTAAATAATTTTGAATGTTTTAAGTATAAAAATAAAAAACGTAAACGCTCCTGCACCTGCTCCAAGCAACCAAATTGTAGTAGAAAGTGAAGTTTTTCCTTGCACTGCTAAAGTTGACAATGTTTCAAGTTTAGCTGAAAGAGCCGCAATCTGGCTATTACTAATATTTAACTTTTCTAAAATTTGCTCATATCTAAGGGTGCAGAGAGCCTCATGTGTATCTAGCCTAGATTTATTATTGTAGGCGATTTCTTTTACTTTATCAATATCATCACTCACTGTAGATACCTCATCAGTTCTTTTACAAGATGACTTCTAACAACGTCATCTTGGTAAAACCTTACAATTGATACACTTGGGCACTTAGATAGCTGTCTTGTAGCCCACTCAAGACCGTTATCGTGTCTAAGATCACTCTGATCAAGATCTCCAGTTATAGCTACCTTGACACCCTCTCCCATTCTAGTTAAGAACATCATCATCTGATCTCTGGTAGAATTCTGGGCCTCGTCTAAGATAACAAAACTCTTATTAAAAGTTCTACCACGCATAAATGCTAGAGGTGCTAGCTCTATCTCTCCTAGTTGAATCATAGAGTCTAACTTTTTAACACCAAACCTCTGTTCGAGACAGTCAAACAGAGGTCGCATGTAGGGGTCTAGTTTTTCTTCAAGAGTTCCTGGTAAGAATCCGAAACTCTCATTGGTGACTGCAGGTCTGACTAAAATAATCTTGTCTACTAGTCCCCTTTCATATTCCCAAGCAGCCTGATATGCAGCTATATATGTTTTACCGCTTCCCGCGGCACCTATACCGATGGTAATCGGATAGTCCTGTAAACTACTATAATATGTTCTTTGATTTTCCGTTTTTGGTATTAAACTTTTTTGATATCTAGGTTGTTCTTCTTGCTGTTTACGATACTTTTTAGACATTAAAGATATAATAACCTTATTAAATGTGATTGTAAAATTTTAATTATATAACTTACCTATATAATAGTGTTTAGACCACTGAGTGAATGAATCAGGAAACCCGGCTGGTGACTGTATATAGGGTCTAGTATTATCAATTATATATTTAATACCTCTTAACCATGCAAAATGTTCTTTAGAACCCTTAGCCCCTTTTATAAACCAATTGTCGCATTCTAAAAACCAGTCTCTACTATTTTTAGTAGCCTGAAACCAGTTAGTATCCCAAGTGTCGTATATAATTGGAACTATCATGCGTTCTGTAAATACTCTACCATAATCTATTCCTAGACCCATATCCTTTAGCATGCTTGGACGAGGAACGCTTCCATAGAATCTTTGTATATTTGGATTAGCTTTTAACCATTTCTTTAATATATGAGCCTGTTTACATAATAAATCACAAGCATCCGGACTCCAATAAAAAAATTCTGTAGTAGTATTAGTATATTCTTTTATATACTCTCCTATAGGTACGGCATTAGTCATTCTATCTATAAATTTAATATATATTGAACTGTCCTTAGAATCTATTACTACCCTAGGCTTATCTATGCCTACTAAAATACTAACATTTTTATATCTATCTAAACTTTTTTTAAACTCAGGATAATAAGAATAAGCATATCTAGCTACGTCTGCTGGATTTAGTTCTTCTCTCATGTTTAAGACCCAACTTTCATCTTCAAAATTATTAAATACTTTAAATACTATATCTGCCATATCTAGATAACGTATCTTAGTGTTAGGAGATCTATTAGTTATTTCTTTTAATCTGGGGACTGTTTGGAAATAATTATCAGAAACGTAAGATAGAGAAGAAGAAGTATTATTTATATCAATAGAAGTCCACTCATTAGTATCTCTTTCCATCATCAATACATATAACTCATCTATATGCAATCCCTGATCTAAAAAAGACATAACTATATTATGACTATCAGCACCTCCGCTATAACTGATTATGATGTAATCATATTGTTCTCGGAGTTGTTTAGCTCTCTGATAATACAAGGTTTTTAAAGACTGCTCAGGCTCTACAGCCCAATTATAACTATTAAAAATTTCGTCATTAAAATACCAATGTACTAAGGATTTTGCTTCTTGAGTCGTATTTAGTAGATAATATACTTTAGTAGCATAGATGAGGGCTTCTATTTTCTTTTCAAACTGTTTATTGCCTACTGTATAGTACCCTAGTTTCTTATTCATAACGATCCCTCAAAAATAAACTTTATACACTCTGTAAACTATTTGTTCAATATTATTTTGCAATAAAAAAGCATATACAAAAGGTAATAAATCATAGTTTCTTAAAATAAGTCCGAATATAGAAAATACTATTAGTACTACAATATAATACAATTCTTGCCCATAATTAAATCCAACATTATACACACCAAGAGTTATAAGTATTACAACTGATATTGGAAACCATATTCTAACCTTAGTTATTAATAAGTTAATATATTTCAACATATTCCATGATAGAACAAATGCTAATAAATTAGCTAGGAGTAAACATATTGATATTAAATATATGTCCTCCAATAAAGATTTCCAAGAAACACTTTTATTACTGGACATAATTATTTCTAGTAATACAAACTCGCTCGGTACTATTGCCACTCCTAAAATAATTAAAGGCACTAACACAGATAAATTAGCTGCATTATTAGCAGATTCAGCGGCAACGGCTTGCATAACAGGATCTGATAATTTTATTTTTTTCTCTACTAAAAAAGCTATATAACTACTTATGCCATTGCCTACATAAGGAACCAACCCGCTTATAAAACCAATAATTGTTGATCTAACTATTGTACAGTGGCTTTTAAGGATCAGATACACTTTATTTCGTACTTTTTTATATGTATACGAAACTTCCGGTAATTTTTCTAATTCGTAAAATATTTTTATTATATTAGGAATTGCATATATACCCATTATAGCTGGAAGTACAGGTATGCCTGCATATAGGTAAACATTATCAAAAGTTAAAAAATTCTGATTAGATACCACATCATATCCTATTTTACTTATTAACCATCCTAATAAGATAAAACAAACAGATATAAACATCTTATTATTACTGTATAATACGCATAGCACTATACCTAAAGTAGCGCATAGTAGTGATATATAACTTTTTAGGTAGAAAATTGCCTGAGAAAAAATATTAAAAGATAGAAAAATAATAAGCCCACTTAAAATAGAGGCTACTAGACTACCATAAGCACATAAAAAGTGTGTCTCATCTATTTTATCTAATTTCTGTAGAGTTTTTCTTACTTCTAAAAGAGGTAAACTTGTACTTTCACCGGGTACGCCAAAAGATAAGGTAGTTACACTACCAAAATATTGGCTTACGGAAGATAAAACACAGTAGAAAGTTATACAAAATAAAAGAGAATGGCCCGTTATAAGAGGAAAAGATAATATTAATAGAGAAGTAGCGCCAAAACCAGGTAATAGGCCTACTACAATACCTGCAATTATACCAAAAAAAGTAGCAGTTGTTAAATCAATAAACATTATCTAGTATTTTGAGTTTTTGTAATAGGTTTAAATTAACAGTAGATAATCCATCAGCTAGAACTAGTTGTGTTCGAAGATACTAGGTTAGATATCATGGAGTTGATTAGTGCTTCAATTTCGTTCTCAGTTAGCTCTGGTTTCTCTTCAACTACTGGGCTCTCAACTACAGGCTTCTCTGCTTGATACTCCACACCTATTAAAGAATCTACAAGTGCCATATCTGTATTTATCTGAACATTCATAACCGCGTACTTAAGCTCAAACCAGTCAAAAGGAGCAGACCTGCCAATATAATCTACTATGGCATTAGAGTTAGACCCTTGTTGAGTAGCCTGTACATTCCAGATATTTATATTATAGTCAGTTTGACATCTTAGAGGTTTACCATCCTCGCCTCTCTGAATGATGTTGTTTCCCTTATCATCAACTGTAAAAGAAGTAGCAAGATCATCTTCTGAAAGGTAATCAGTGTAGTATCTAACTACAACGGAGTGTTGATCTAGCTCTTTATTTAAAATTCTAAACTTAACTGTCATAGTGTCTCCTGTTAATTATATTGTCTCCAGTTAGAGACGGGTTGAATTCCATAGGCACGTCCTATACGACGATTATATGTTAGTAAAAAATCACCTGCAATAGAAATACGTCTAGGTTTGAGATCGTCGAGAGTTTTACACCCTATATCTGGCTGACCAGATCCATAGCCTGCTGTATGGTGATAGAGCTTGCCTGGAAACATAAATAGTTGTCCCTCTTCGGGTTTAAAAAACCAGGTTGGACTATTCCAAGTATTCCACTCTACAATATTGGCATTAGTCATACCGTGGAACAAGTCGTTAGGCTTATGTTCACTAGAGAAATATATAGGTTTTTCTAATCCTTCTGGAATTTGCACATAGTATACAAAAGAGAGGTGCGCATCTTGATGATTATGGTGAGGAGTATGAAACTCTGTAATAACGTTTAACCATGTTTTGATAAGATTAAGACTAAACACAGATCTATCAAGACTGATTTTATCAATATACTCATTAGCGCACAGGGCTACGAAATCAAACAAAACATCAAACTCAGGGTCAAGATGGATATCTACATCTCCCGTAGTCTCCATACTGTATCCATATTTATCAAAATGACGTAATGCATTATTAAAAAACTGTTTTTTTACCTCTTGATGATTAGGGTGTCGCCACTCTCCAACAAGAGTAGGAAATAAGGCGTGTGATATCAACTAATAGGTCCAGTTCTAGTGCCAGTTGCAATGTATTTAATATTAGAGTTACCGGAAACAGAGTTTCCTTGCGGTCCTGTGCTGCCGTTAGAAGGGCCTGCAGGTCCTCCTGCTCTACCTCCATAAGTGCTACCTGCAGTATACGAGGGATTAGACCCTCCAGCTGTACCAGCTTGCCCAAGGGGACCTCCTGGTCCTCCTCCTCCTGCCACAGAATTACTACCACCTCCTCCTGGACTTCCTGCTCCCCCTGTAGAACTGGTACCGCTACTTCCTGGAGTATTACCTGCACCGCCAGTGCCTACAGGGGCACCTGCTCCACCTCCGCCTCCACCTCCTCGAAAAAATTCGGTAATAAATGAACCTTTAGGGACACCTTTACCTTTACTAGGGACATTAGTATGACCAGATGCTCCTCCACCGCCTCCTCCTCCACCTCTCGTGCCTCCTGGTCCACCAGTGCCTCCTATGATAGACCCCCCTGTATTATCAACAAGCGTAATGAGACCGGCTACTGTGCTGACAGTTAAAGCCGTGCCTCCGGTACCGCCAGGAGTGCCGCTTCCACCAGCACTACCTACGGTAGATGTAATAGCAGGACTCTCAATACCTCCAATACCACCAGCCCCACCAGCTCCATTTGAACCGGTGGTTCCGGTAGCTCCAGTAATAGTGCTTGAATTACGTATATAGAGTGAGGTTCCACCTTTCCAGGGTGAGCCCGTTTGAAACGCAGGAGTAGCTACACTAGATCCAGAAACAGCGGCGCTAACAAAACAATATACATCTAGAGGAAAATTAGGAGAAGATGAAGATGTATAGAGGTTTACATCACTTGTGGGACTAGTGATCTTAACTACTTTTTGAGGTCTTGGTAAAAATGCTAAAAACACTCTATTCCTTTATATAAATTTTGGTCCGATTACCCATATAACTATAGAACGTCTTATACCCTGGGTTACGGGAGTCACTCTATGTATCATCCATGAAGGAAATACTATAACTCTACCACGGGATAGAGGTACATTTTCTGGCTCTTCTTCCATCCCTACGTTGAGGTTGAAGTTACCACCCTCATAGTCTTGACCTTGTTCGGTAAGATTTAACACCACAGATAGTTTCCTAGTTGCTCCTAAGGTATTTACTCCCATCTGAGTATCCATATGCCAATCATATTTACCTAGCTTAGAGCTGTCATACTCAGTATACTGAAAACTTTCATAACCATTAAGATTAAAACCGTAGAAACGTTCATTAAGTCTTACAATTATATCGTTAAAACGGTCAAAGATCCAAGAAGTTTCACTAGTTCTCTGGTGAAACTTGACATCAGATATACGCACACGCTCTGTATCTTTTTGATCTGTAGTGCCCAAGATACATGAAGTCTCTGTTCCTTGTTTTTGACAATATTGAACTATAGAGTCTAACTCCTCTGAGGTAAAAGCCTGATCCCAGTATGCCCAGCTATATGTAGTTTGTTCTCGTTCTCTGGGGTCGTTATAAATAGTTTTATACACCTAACACCTATATTTATGAAATTGGTCCGTTTCGGGTCCCTGTAGCAATATATGTAATATTGGAGTTGTCAGAAACGGAGTTTCCTTGCGTACCAACAGATCCAGTAGGTCCGGTAGATCCAGCAGCACCCCCACTACGAGCTCCATGACTTCGTCTAGATCTAGGCTGATGCAGACATCAATGTCGCGAGGGATCAGGGCCAGAGCGGCATTCCGCGCCAGATCGAATCGCCAAGGAGTGATGCAGATGTCGTGGACCATGAGATTGGCCCTAGCATCGATGGAGTTTTGCTTCCAGCGACGAGCTTCTTCAGCCGTATCATCAGTACTCCCAGTATCGGCAATCAGGATTAGGTCTGCGTCCTTGGCAGACTCGCAGAATCTTTGAACAAACTGCTGTTCGTTCTTGCTGATTGCGTAGACGCAAATCTTCATGTTTGCGGCGTCTCTTGGCTAGGAGAGTAAACGGACGGAATAGATTGTCTAAGAGTTGCTATCTGAGAATCTACATTAGCAAGCCAAATTTTTCCTTCCTCAGTAAGAACTGCCTCCCTAAGCCTGCGGGGAGTGACGGAAGCCTCAAGGTTCCTGATCGCATCAAGAGCAGTCGGAACATAAGGAGTAGGCTCGGGAACGGGATCTTCTGGAAGCTCAATTGCTCCAAACTCAACTCGCTCTGCAACAGTCATGGATCGTATCCAGTTGGATGGATACTGGATCTCATTCAATACAAATGATTGATCGATGCGAACGGTCTGGCCGTCAGGGAGAGAGAATCTCATCGCGCCCTCGCGTATTTGAAGGAGTTTTCAGCAAATGCAATGTATGCGAACTTCACTCCAGATCCGTTTAAGCCAGAGGCAGAAACCCGGATCTTGAACCCATTGGAAAGAAAATCCAGTGCGCGAACTGAAGTCGCATAGCTTTCCGCTGCTGTTGATGCAGCTTCAAGGCCGCCGCCCATTTCGTTGGAGGTTTCGCGGACGCTGTCATATAAGCGCCACCCAAGGTTGGCGGTGGTCACATCCTTGATGATGACGAGTCTTGGCCTAAATCCGCAAAACGTAAAAGGTCCGTCCGTTGAAGCGTTGCCGGTGTAGCTGCCGATTTTGGAGAATCCAGCAATTGACGAAAAGAAGTAACCGACGTAGGTAACTGCGTTGATATTGTTGTAGCTGCCGACGCGGAACGTGGTGGATGTCGGCGCAGTACTGTCGAACATCGTGGTGTCAACGGCTTCGGCAGCATAGGTGCCGAGGTCCATGTAGTAAGCTGCGCTGGTCATGCTATTAAACCAGCACGCCCATGCGCGAGCGTCGGTGCCGCGCAACATCATAAACTCTGGCGTGACGCCCAGACCATGATTGATCGTCCGAGCGCCTGTGCCGTTTCCGGTC